AGCGGGTCACCTGGGTGCCCTCGGGCTACACCCGCTTCGAGGACGGCGACTGGTTCGCGGATCCCAACCGGCATTTCATCTGGGAGGGCAAGCGCTACTACATCACCGACGAGGACGACATCGAAAACCCCGAGACCTGGCGCCAGGACACCGCCTATATGCACGTCTCGGCCGCGGAGTACCAGGCCATGCAGGCCCGCCGGCGCGAGATGGAGGCCGCGGCCAATTACCAGGAGAGCCTGCTCAGCCAGATGGCCGAGCGCAACCGCATCATGTCCCAGAGCCTGGCCGAGGAGAAGAAGCGCTTGGCCGAGGAAAAGGAGGCCAAGGAGAAGGCCCGGCAGGAGGACGAGGCCCGGCGCAAGAAGCGGCTGAAGCTGGCCGCCTTGGGCAACGGGCTTTTGTTGCACGGCGGGCGGGGGGTGACCGGCGCGGCCAACCTCTACCGCCCCACCCTGGGAGCCGCCTGAGGTGGAGCAGGTCAACGACCAGGTGCGGCGCGCGCTGAAGCGCTGGGAAAACCTCCAGAACCAGCGCAAGGACTTCGACGCCAACTACTTCCGCCCCTTGCAGAAGTGGGTGCTGCCCCGCAGCGGCTACTTCTCCGACCTGGACGACCCCCAGCACAACGGGCGGGTGCGCGGCCGCGACATCATAAACAACACCGCCAAGCGCGCCCACGGCATCCTGGCCGCCGGCATGCAGTCGGGGCTCACCTCGCCGTTTCGCCGCTGGTTCCAACTTGAGCTGGACCAGCGCGAGCTGTCGCACCTGGCTGGGGTGCAGCGCTACCTGGACCAGTTGGAGGAGCTTTTCTACCTGGTCTACGCCACCAGCAACTTCTACCCCTCCATGCACAAGTTCCACAAGGAGGTGGCCGGGCCCGCCACCGGGGTGATGCTGCTGGAGGGCGACCACGACAAGGTGATCCGGTGCAAGACGCTCACCATGGGCGAATACTGCCTGGCCGAGAACCAGCACGGCCGGGTGGACACCCTCTACCGCAGCCTGTGGCTCTCGGCCGAGAACCTCCTGGACCAGTTCGGGCGCGAGGCGGTGGGCGAGAAGGTCCTCAAGATGCTGGACAGCGGACACCAGGACGACAAGCTCCAGGTGCTGCATATCGTGGAGCCCCGGCGGGGGCGCGACCACCGGCGGCTGGACAACCGCAACTTCCCCTGGGCCTCGCTCTACATCCTGCTGGCCGGCGAGGGCTCCGGCGGGCAGGAGCCCGGCGGGCGGCTGCTGCGCGAGTCGGGCTACGCCCAGTTCCCCTACATCGTGGGCACCTGGGACAAGGCCGCGGGCGAGACCTACGGCCGCGGTCCGGGGCACGACGTGCTGCCCGAGGCCCGCGCCCTCCAGGAGATGGAGAAGGACCACGCCCTGGCCCTGGAGAAGAAGGTCAACCCGCCGGTGAAGAAGCCGGCCACCCTGGACCACCCGGTCAACGCCCTGCCCGGCGGGGTGACCCCCTACGACGCCGCCACGCCCCAGGGACTGGGCCCGCTCTACGAGGTGCGCCCCGAAACCCGCGAGCTGATGGAGAAGATCCGCCACGTGGAGCTGCGCATCGAGCAGGCCTTCTATGTGGACGTGTTTCTGGCCTCCATGGGCCAGCACTACGGCCAGCCGCCCACCGCCGAGGAAATCGTGGAGCGGCGCCAGGAGAAGCTACTCATCCTGGGACCCATCATCGAGCGGCTCACCTCCGAGGGCCTGCAACCCTTGTTCGAGCGGGTCTACCACCTTATGGGCGAGGCCGGCATCCTCCCCGAGCCGCCGCCCGAGCTGGTGGGCCGCCGGTTCAAGGTGCGGCTCATCGGGCCCTTGGCCCGGGCCCAGCAGGCGGCCCAGGCGGGCAGCGTGACCAAGACGGTGGCGTTTTTCCGCGAGCTGGCCCAGCTCCAGCCCGAGGTGCTGGACCTGTTGGACGCCGACCAGGCGGCGCGGCACTTCCACGAGCTGGAGGGCAGCACCAGCCGCATGGTGCGGGAGCAGGAGGAAGTGGAGCGCATCCGGGCGGCCCGGGCCCAGGAGGAAGAGCGCCAGCGCCAGGCCGCCGCTGCCCAGCAGTCCCTGGAGGCGGCCGGCCAGGCCGCCACGGCGGTGAAGACCCTGGGCGACACCCCGCCCGAAGCCCTGGAACAGATGGAGGCCGCCCTTGGCGTCTGAGCGCAAAGCGCCGCTTTCGGCCCAGCAGTTTCTGCGCGACCTGCGCCGGGTCTGCGAGGACCCGGCCGGCAAAAGGGTCGTCTGGCAGATCATCAGTTGGACGCGGCCGTTTGTGAGCACCTTCCGCAAGAACGCCGAGATGGGCTTTCTGGAGGGGCAGCGCCTGGTGGGGCTAAAGCTCATCTCCGCCCTACAGGCGGCCGAGCCAAAGCTTCTGATGGAGGTGCTGGGGCTGGGGCTGACCGGGCCCCAGGAGACCGCCCCTGAATTCGTGAACCACCAAGAGCAAAAGGAGTAGGTCATGCCCGAGGAGAGCAGGCCCCAGGACCAGAACCTCGAGGGCGAACAGGAAGAAAAAGACACCGCAAGCCCCGAGGAGAAGCAGGACCAGCAAAAGGGCGAGCCCGCCGAGCCCGAGCCGGCAAAGGCCGGGGACGAGCCCGCGGACGGCGACCAGCCGGAAGGCGGCGAGGCAAAAGCCAAGCAGCCGCAAGACCCCGGCGAGGATGAGCCGAGGCAGCCGGAGCAGAAGGAGCCGGAGCCGGGAGAGGACCAGGGCCAGGACCAGGTGCCCCCTCGGCCCGAGGACTACCGCTTCGAGATCCCGCCCGAGGTGGCCCCGTCCGACGATCCCGTGCTCAAGAGCTTTCGCCAGGTGGCCCACCAGAAGGGGCTCACCCAGGAGCAGGCCAAGGCGGTGATCGACTTCTACGCCAACTTCCGCAGCGATGAGCTGGCCGCCCGGGGCCGCCTGGTGGAGCAGGGCATGGAGCTGCTCAAGCAGGACTGGGGCGACGACTACGACCGGAACCTGGCCCTGGCCAACAAGGCCCTGGAGCGCTTCGGCGGGGCCGAGCTGGTGGAGGAACTGCGGGTAAGCCCCCTGGGCACCAGCCCCGCCCTGGCCCGGGCCTTCTTGCGCGTGGGGCAGGCCATCAGCGAGGACCGCTTCGTGGACGGCGAGGGTGGCAAACCAAACCAGCAAGCGGCCAAGGAGGACCAGGAGCTCTACGGCGAGCTCTAGGTCGCCTGCGGCCGAAAGGAGTGACAGTACATGGCCAAGGAATTTCTCACCCTGGTTGACTGGGCCAAGCGTACGGGACCCGACGGGAGTATCTCGCGGCGCATCGTGGAGCGCATGGCCATCGTGGACCCGATCTGGGAGGAGATCCCCTTCACCCCGGCCAACGACGGCTGGGATCACCTGGTGGTGTTCCGCACCGCCATCCCCGAGCCCTACTGGACCGCCATCGGCGAAGGCGCCCCCTTCACCGCCAGCCAGACCGACCAGGTCAAGGAGGGCATCGGCTTCTGCGAGTCCTGGATCCAGGTGCCCAAGCGCCTGGCCGACAAGAGCGGCGACAAGGTGGAGTTCCTCAAGTCCGAGGCGCTGGCCCACAGCCAAGGCTTCTCCAAGCTTCTGGAGCGCACCCTGTTCTACGGCAACCGCAAGGCCGACCCCAAGCAGTTCCACGGCCTGGCCCCGCGCTTCAACGACCTGAGCATGGACAACGTGCTGGACGCCGGCGGCACCGGCTCCAACCTCACCAGCCTGTGGTTGGCCGTGTGGGGCCAAAAGACCGGCTACGGCATCTTCCCCGAGGAGGGCAAGCCCACCGTGAAGCTGGGCAAGGCCAAGGAGACCGAGGCCGAGGATCAAAGCGGCCGGCTGTATCAGGTCTACCGCCAGCACATGGAGTGGGGCGGGGGGCTTGCCATCGAGGACCCGCGCTATTTCGTGCGCATCGCCAACATCGACCTCTCGGCCGATCCCGCCAACACCGACCTGGACGAGCTGATCATCGACGCCAGCTTCATCCCGCCCGATCTGGACGGCAAGGCCATGTGGATGGGCAACCGCCAGCTCATCGCCTACCTGACCAAGGTGGCCAAGGCCCAGCCCAACCTGGCGCTCTCCTGGGAGGAGGCCTACGGCCGCAGGATCCCCAGCCTGTGGGGCGTGCCCCTGCACAGGGTGGAGGCCATCATCAACACCGAAAGCCAGGTGGCCTAGAGGCCGCCCGGCAGACAGGAGAAACGAGATGGTGTTCGACAAGCGCGTGATGTTCTGCGAGGGCCAGGCGGTGAACGCCGCGGGGCCCAGCAGCGGGCATATCGACCTGGGGCCGGGCCTGGCCAACCTGGGGGTGGGGGGCGAGCTCTACCTCCATGTGCAGGTGGTGGAGGACTTCGACAACCTCACCTCCCTCAAGGTGGCCCTCCAGGAAGACGACAACGACAGCTTCTCCAGCCCCACCACCCTGGTGGAGAGCGGGGCGGTGCCCCTGGCGGAGCTCAAGGCCGGCTACGTCTTCAACCTGGCGGTGCCGGCCGGGATCAGCCAGCGCTTTCAGCGGCTCTACTTCACCCCCAGCGGCACCGCGCCCACCACGGGCAAGATCACCGCCGGCTACCTCACCGACCGCGCCGCGGGCGTCCACCCCGACGCGGCCTGACCCCAACCGTGAACCAAAGGGCCCCCGCCAGGGGGCCCCTCAGTCAGGAGGAGACCATGTACCGCTGCATCCGCGACACCTTCGTAGACGGCCGCTACTACAAGGCCGGCGACACCGCCCCCCGCAAGCTGAACGAGCACTTCGCCAAGATAGGCGGCCGCAAGAAGACCGCCCGGGCCGCCGACTCCACGCCGCCCCAGACGCAGGGCGAGGCTGAAGCCCCGCCCGCCGGCGAAACCCCCCCCGAGAACCCCGGCCTGAACCTCCAGGACTAGGCGGCGGGTCGTGTACGACGAGGTGGCCATCTGCAACCTGGCGCTCACCTGGCTGGGGCAGAAGCCCATCACCAGCCTGGACGACAGGCCCCTGGGCCTGGTCTGCAAGGAGGTCTGGCCCCTGGCGCGGGACGCGGTGCTCCGGCTGCACCGCTGGAACGCCATCCAGCGCCAGGCGGCCCTGGCCCGCTTGGACCAAGCGCCGCTTCTGGGCTACCAGCACGCCTACAAGCTGCCGGCCGACTGCCTGCGCGCCTGGCGGGTGGTGGACCGGGCCACCGGAGAGCAGGCGCCCTTTGCCCTGTTCGCCCGCGACCTGCACAGCGACGCCGAAGATCCCGTGCTCACCTACGGCGCCCGGGAGGAGGACACCACCCGCTACGACCCGCTGCTGGTGCAGGCCTGCGCGGCCAACCTGGCCTGGACCCTGGCCTACCAACTCCTGGGCCACAAGGCCAAGGCCGCCGAGATGGCCGCCTTGCTGAACAGCAAGCTGATGCTGGCCAAGAACATCGACGGCCTGGAGGGCGAGAAGGACCCGCCCCAGGAGCAGGTCTCCAGCTACGTGAGCCGGAGGTGGGGCTGATGGGCCTGCAAACCAAGATCGCCTGGACCAACTTCACCGCCGGCGAGCTGGACCCGGCCCTGGAGGGGCAGTTCCTCTGGGAGTCCTACTACGCCGGCTGCCGGCGGCTGGAGAATTTCCTGGTGCAGCGCACCGGCGGGGTCACCCGCCGGGGCGGCACCCGCCTGGTGGCCCCGGTGGGCGACGCCGATCATCCGGTGATCCTGGTGAAGTTTGTGTGGTCGGCCGGGCAGTGCTACGTGCTGGAGTTCGGCCACCAGTATCTCAGGGTCTTCATGGACCGCGCCCAGGTGATGAAAAACGGCGCGCCGTATCAGATCGCCACCCCCTACGCGGCCGAGCATCTGGCCGGGCTCAAGTTCTACCAGTCCGGCGACGTGATGTTCATCACCCACCAGCAGGTGCGCCCCCACGAGCTGAACCGCCTGGCCCATGACGACTGGCAGCTAAAGGAGGTCTCGTTCACTTCCATGCCTTCGGCCTGGAAGGACGGCGAGTGGCCCGGGGCGGTGGGCATGTTCGAGCAGCGCTCTGTCTTTGCCGGCACCCCGGACAAGGCCATCACCACCTGGTTCAGCAAGGCCGGCGACCCGCGGGACTTCACCACCGGCACCGATCCAGACGACGCCATGGAGTACAAGATCGCCTCGGCCCGCCAGGACGGCATCGTGTGGGTGGCCGACCACCGGCGCCTGGTGCTGGCCACCCCCGGCGGCGTCTGGTACCTGGGCAGCCGCGACGGGCTGAGCCCCACCACCCCGCCCAAGGCCGAGATAGAGACCTCCTACGGCGCCGCTCCCCTCCAGGGGCTGGTGGTGCGCAAGTCGCTCATCTTCGTCACCCGCGACCGGCGCCGGGTCATGGAGGTGGCCTACCGCCTGGATAGCGACGATTTGGGCCCCCGGGACCTCATGCTGAACGCCGGGCACATCGCCAGGGCGGGCATCAAGGGCCTGGACTGGTCCCAGTCGCCCCAGGAGGTCATCTGGGCGGTGCTGGACGACGGCAGCCTGCTGGCCGGCACCTACTACCCGCCGGAGAAGGTCCTGGCCTGGAGCCGCCAGCGCACCGCCGGCTACTTCGAAAGCGTCTGCTGCATACCAGGCCCGGACTCGGACCAGGTGTGGCTGGTGGTGCGCCGCGAGATCGGCGGCCAGAGCGTGCGCTTCGTGGAGATCCTGGAGGATCCCGACTGCCAGGCCATCGAGGACGCCTACTTCGTGGACTGCGGCCTCTCCTACCAGGGCGAGCCCACCGACCAGGTGGGCGGCCTGGAGCATCTGGCCGGCCAGACCGTGCAGGTGTTGGCCGACGGCGCGGTGCACCGGGAGCTCACCGTGGCGCCCGACGGCACCATCACCCTGGACCAACCCGCCAGCAAGGTCCACGCCGGCCTGGGCTACACCAGCCGGCTCACCACCATGCGGGCCGAGCCCGGCGGGCCGGGCCGCCTGGCCCAGGGCTCCTTGCAGCGCATGGTGG